AAACCAACTGTCACCACTTGGCTGGTGTTCAGTTCGTTTCGCGCCGTGCCGCCGAAGATCAGTGCGCCGCGAACTCCCCACGCAGCGGTGGCGAGACCAGAGGTGCTGAAGCTACTCACCTCTATAGTGCCAACGTCAAGCGACCACGGTGACGTAGAAAGACCGGGTGCCGCAGTCGTTCCGCGGGCGATTGGCAGGCCGTCGCCGTAGACCACGTTGATCTCGGATATTTCACCGAGCGCGGTGCCGCACCAGCTTGCGGTCACGCCACACGTGTAGTGAGCCATGCCGGCCTCCCGGCGTCATTACCGCGAGACACGGATCGTTGCCTGCCCTCGCATGGCGTCCTGCGTGGCGAGCGTCAGCGTCGAGGACTGCACCGTGCCGGCGAGGTTCATGAGCGTCACGCGGGCGTTGGTCGGGCCGTACGTGATCGTGATGTAGCCGGTCTGCTTGTCCGCGATGGTCGAACCTCCGACGTAATCAAACTGCACGCTGCGGCCGGTGTCTCCGGTGCCGACGCCGACGAGCGGGAGGTCGAGCGTCTTGGCCGTCTCGCCCGTGGTCTGCCCGAGGTGGGCGACGTTGATCTTCTCCGCGTCCGCGCCGGGATCGGCAAACGACAGGACGATGTTCGTGACGGTGTAGAGGTACGAGGAGTTCGTCGCGTTGGTCAACGGGTTCCAGTACAGAAGCGTGCCACCACCGTCATGAGGCGTCTCAAAAGACATTTCTTAAATCTCCTGCCAGAGGACTGCGATAGTGAGTTGGACCGTATACACCGGCGGAACATCGCCGCCTGCCAGCGTCACAAACCCGTCGGCTTCGTTGGTGATCGTGACGTTGGCGACTCTTACACCATCTTGGGAAGTTCCGCCCCACCCATCCAGAGACTTTCGGACGGTGTCGGCCAGTTCTCTTACTGCCTCGTATGTTTCGGCGTATACGTCCATCGACAGGAAAACGGTCGGCATCCCCAGCGGCCCGGCGAGGGTTTGCTGCCGGGAAATGCTGGACCGCCGCCACGTGACCAGCGGCAGCGTAGCGGTGGCGGGGGCCAGCACGGGGTAGACCCGCGAGCCGACCAACGCCGACACGGCGGCATCTGCCACCAGCCGGTTGCGGATGACCGCCTCCGGTGATTTAAAGGGCATTGTCAGGCTCCCGTGATGGACCCGGTGTCCGTGATCGTCAGGGCGTCAAACGCCCGCTGGAACGAAATGCGGAGTTGTTGCGTAAGGATTTCCGCCATCTGCCGCTGCGTGTCATCAAACGCCGTCCGCACCGGCGGCCGCCCGGCCACGCCGCCGACCGGCGTCGGGTCGATGGTGATAGGCGTTTTGGACTTCTTGAAAAACGCCCGCGGGTACGGCGGGTCGGTCTGCACTCGGCCGGGCGCGCTGTTCGGCACCATCTTGAACGGACCGAGCCGGTTATAGCTGCTGGCGATATAGACGCCTTCGCCCTGCCCGCTGACCCAGTGAACGACGCCGTTACCACGCACGACCTCACGCTGCCCGTTCCGCGTTCGCGTATACGGCTGCGTCGGGCTGCGGCGTTGGAATGGCTTGTTCTCAACCGGCCGCGTGACCTTCCGGTGCTTCGTTCCGAACTCCAGCCACCACTGGTGAAATGCCCTGTCGGACCCCGCTCGCACGGAGCCGCCCGCGGCACTCGCGGACGGGTTCGCACCGGCCCGCTCGTAGCCGACCAGCCCGACCGCACCGCCGTCGCGCGGGTACGTCTTGACCTTTTGCTTGACCGCTCGCTTGAGGTTGCCTGTAGGGCCATCTGGCGTCACCTCGCGGAGCCGCAGATACATCGGCCACGTGGCCCGCTCCAACGCCTCGCCAAGCAGCGGCGCGGTGGCGGCCGGCGTGCCGATGGCAACCAAATCCGCCCGAAGCTTTTCCAGTTCGGGGAAGTTCGCACTGATCTTGATGCCGGCGACCGCCATCTACGGCTGCTCCTGACACAGTGCCTCATGCTCGCTGCGGTTGCCATGCTCTAGGAGCGAGACGATTTCCAGCTTCCTGCTCCTCCACAGCAGCCGCATCCCTTGCTGCGACAGCCCCGGCAGATACCGCAGCCGCACGCGGTGGCTCATCTCAAGTTGGTTCTGGCCGGCGGTCAGGAATTCGCGGGCCGACACGCCCTCGACGCTGGCCCATACGGCCGAGGAGTCGGACCACGTGAGGACCGTTTCGCCCATTGAGTTCGTGCTGCCGGCCGCGATCTGGACCGTGACCCGCTCGCGGAGTTTGCCGGGGTCGATCACGTGTACGACCCCCAGCGGGCCGAGTCGAGTAATGCTCGCACGCCGAACGGCATCTCGTTCATGCTGCCCGCGTCGGCTGCCATGCGGCGTTCGTACCACAGGCCGACCAGCCACAGGATCGCGTGCTTCACGCCTTGTGGCACAGCGGCACCATCGGCCCCGCGGCCCGCCCACCACGACACCGTGACGCTGTTGTAATCGGAAAGAAAAGCTGGCCACGATTTCCCATACGGCGGGCGGATGACACCGGGCCGCGTGTCGCGGTCAACGCGGAACTCGCTCGTCGTGAGCGTGGCGGTCTGCCCGTTTTCGTTGAGCGTGTAGGTGACCTCGACGGCGGTGTGCGTACCGGCGGATGCCATCGGAGGGCGGGGCAGTTCGATCTCCGCGGGGAAGCCGTCCATCCGCATCACGAGCCGCTGATGGATGAGCGACTCGTCCATGTACGCCTCAACGTACTGCCGCGCCGCCGTGATGAGCGAAGCGACGTAGGCATCGTCCGTCTCGGAATCAATGCGGCAGTGGGCCTTGGCCTCGGCCAGCGAGACAGGCTCGACAACCGGATAGGCCGACACGCTGACGCTGCGGAATTTCATTCTTGCACCTTCGGCGGGCGGCCCCGGCGGCGGGGCGTGAGGTCTGCGGACTCTCCGTTCGGCTCCATCGCGGCCGTCTCAATCAGCATCTCCTGCGGGTCGCGTGCGGCGATGCCGTCCGCGATCAGCCGGTGGGCGGTCGCGTCATCGCACTCAATCGCCGTGTTCACGCGGTAGGTCGAGTAGTTCTTGAGCAACCGTATTCTCATGACTTGACGAGGCTCCATGCAGACGCCGGCCGCTCGCACGTATTGGAGAAATCGCTGGCAAACTGGAACACCGGTGAGGAAAGGTCTTTGCCCGGCCACGTGACCACGTACTCGCCGTGGCCCAGCACGACGCGGGGCGTGACGAACACGCGGTTGCCGCTTTCCCGCCAGTTCCGCCACCACCAGATATCGGGGTCAAGCCGTCCGTCGTTCCACGAGTTCGCCGGGTCGGGCTGGCTCCAGAACCACGGTTTGCGGTTCCGCTTGAGGGCGGCGGTCGAAAGGATCGTCAGGCCGAAGTGAGCCGAGTCCACTTCCTGCACCGGCTCCGAAAACCAATCCGATGACAGCTTCGTTTCGCCGCCGGCCGGACTCGTCTCCAGCATCCCTTTCGGCGTGAACATGGGCCGCCCGTCTTCCCGCTTGGTCTGGAACCCGGTGAGGGCATCGCACTGATGGGCCATCGCCAGAGCGAATAGATGCTCGACATCCTTCTGCGTGAAGAACGAGTCGTAGTCGATGCACAGCAGGAATTCGCACTCGTCAATGAACCGCTCGAAAATGCGGGTGTTGACTTGCTCCCAGAACGCCCCGGTGCCGATGGTCGGCCGGATGCCCAGCGGCATCAACGCCTGCGCCCACGAAAAGAAATTCGTCGTGAATCCCAGCCGAGGCATGGACATCACGGCCTCAACGCGAATCTCGGCCTCGGTCCCGCCAAAACGCACGATCATTGAGCGGCTCCAGAAAGAAGAACGGCTGGCAAGGGGAACACCCTGCCAGCCGTTCAAGATGCTCGCTGTGTCAAGCGTCAGGCGTCGGCAACGACCTGCACGCCCGACTCGGTGGCCGAGGTGACGCCCTGTTCGCCGCGGCCGAGCCGCACGACCGTGGCAACCACCGACGCCGCAACCGGCGTGGCCGAAACCTTGAGGTATCGCTTGTGGCCGCGGAGGTCGAGGTTCAGCCGGATCACGTTGCTGTCGGCCGTCTTGCTGCCGCTGGTCGGAATCGCGAACCCGCCTGTGCCGTTGCCGACGAGGGCGGCGATGTCTGAGAAGCTGCTGGACTGCGCGTCCGACTCCTCGACCTTGCACGCCACCGCGATGGCATCGGTGGTCGCGGCGGAAGCCTCCAGCACAACGTCGATGGACGCGTAGGAAAATCCCAGCGTGTCGATGGTGTGGCTGGCGGTCTGCGCCGTCGTGGTGTCGGCTGTGCCGATCTTGGCGACGGTCTTCGTACGAGCGAGATACAGCATGAATCGAATCTCCTAGCGAGAGGTGTCAGGATCAGCCGAACTTGAGGGCCACGACCGGGCCGGCCTTGGTGGTGTTGCCG